GATTCTGATGGCTGAGGAGTATCAGACGGTGACGGAGAAGGAGAAGAAGGCTCAGGCGTTGGCTCAGGAGTTGGCGAAAATGAAGTCTGAGTTGGGGTTGGACTAGGTGTCAGACTTTCAGTTGGCGAAGGGCTTGGCTCTGGTGTCGGCTCTATCACTGTTGGTGATGGGCTTGGCACAGGTGTGGCTACTATTAAATTCGTAGTTAACACATAAGAACCAGTAGGAAATTGTGTACCATTACTTGCTATATAAGCAAAAGATGTTGCACGAATAAAATATTCACCAACCTGCAAAGGTATAGTGATAATAGATGCTAACACATTGGTAGCACTATGAGCACCATCATCATTGGCAGCAAGTTTAACTGCACCTTGCCAAATCTCAATCCAAGAATCAATAAATCCTGGATTAGTTTGAGGTGTGCCACTAACAGTTGAAACAGTTGCATCAACTGGTTCAGTTACAGTAAATGGCACATCTACATAAGGTGTGTTAGAATCTAAGTTAATTGTTACATCATCTGAGTATGATGGGGTAGCAACGAGAGTAGTAAGAACTGCTATTGTTATAATTGAAAGTAATTTATGAAACAATTAAGATTGGTCTCCATTTGAAAAGTATAAAGTTTAAGCCAGGCAGTAAAGAAACAGAATTATCAGTACCATACCCTAAATCTGCTAAAAATTATTTACCTGATTGGTTTAAAGATTTTCCTCAAGTAGATTCAAGTGGTACGTTTTCAGCAAAGAAATGTATGCCATTTACTGATTCATTAACAAGTGGGTATATACAAGAACTATGGTGTGATTTATATATATCTATAAAAGATGGTAATGCCCAATATCGTTGGGCTGGTGATATTAAACCAATAGGAACAAGACAAGAAACATTTAATAGCACTAACTTGTTTCCTAAATTTGATGGATACTTTCAAGGAGAGTTCCATTGGATAACTCAGTGGGAGCCTAAAACCCCTAAAGGATATAGCACAGTTTATTCTCACCCATCAGCAAGATTTGATTTACCATTTGTTACATTTTCTGGAATTATAGATACAGACACATACAATGGGACTGGTCCACTACCATTTATTGTTAAAGAAAACTTTGAAGGTGTAATCCCAGCAGGTACACCTATATATCAAATACATTTTATTAAAAGAGAAACTTGGTCATCAAGTACAGACTTATATGATGATGAAAAAGTTTACAAAGAACGGCAGTCTGTTAGAAAATACTTTACTAACGGATACCGTTCTCAGTATTGGAACAAGAAAAAATTTTACTAAACTGCTAAAATTAAAGGCTGACTCAGACGACCCTAGAGGTCAGCCAACTCCGTGTGAGTACTACTGCAGTTTCCCCACATACTACGTGCAAGCAGAGGTAGTGGTCCCATAATTATTATATAGCGAGAATATCCTTTGGGTCAACATCTTTACCAGCAGACCAGCGAACATTATCTCTGGCTTCAAAATGTAAATGTGGACCAGAGGAATTACCAGTGTTACCTGACTCTCCTATGTGTTGTCCTTTTTTGATTTCATCTCCAGGCTTAACTAATGATTTAGATAAATGTGCATAAATAACCCAAACATCTTGTCCTTCAATCTTTTGAACAATCTGTGTTCCATATGATTTACCCCAGTTAGCATTAGCAACTTTTCCATCAGCAACAGCCAAGATATCTGTTCCTTCTTTGCAAGCAAAGTCGACACCAGTGTGATAACCTTTTGACCACATTTTGCCTAGTTTTTTATAAGCAGTTGTAATCTTTCCATCTTTAATAGGTAAACCCATTCTTATTTGCCGCCTTCGGCTTTTTTATTTGCTTTTTTAAATATTGCATCAACTTCTTCTTTTGTCAGTTGTCCATCATCTAAGAATGCTTTTGCTAAATCTGTGATAACTTTTGACACACCGAGTGCTCCAGCAATCAAGGCTGAGTTAACTGGTTCAACACCAGCGAAAGCACCAGCACCGATAGCAGGTAAAGCCATTGTTAAAAACAATGCTACTGAACGAAAGATTACATCTTTTAATATATTTAGTTTCATATTATTCCTTTTATTAAATTGTTGGATACTTCATACCAGGTTTTGGTTTTGGTTTTGGTCTATCTATTGGTCTACCTGGCATAGGTTTTGGTCTAATTGGTTTAGGCTTTAATACAGGAGGCTTTGGTCCAGCAAACTCTAAACCTTTTGTAATATCTTTTAATGATGGTTTTGGTTCTATTCTATAACCAGAATCATCATTAAAACCTAACTCAATAGGCATAGGTTTAGCACCACCAACACCAGGAGCATTGAGTCTTGTCATTTTTTCAAACGGTGATTTCTTCATCTGTTTCCTAACTTGTTTCTCTAATTAACACGGTGAGATAACCACCGAATCCTGAATAGTTCGCTGAAGGAGGAGTCGCACTATTAAAAGCAACAGACTCAACAATTCCACTTATCTGCTCACCAGTTCTAAAATCTTGAAAAATAATTTCATCACCAGCAGAATCCAAATCTTCAAGTCTTTGAATACGTTCCCAAGAACGACCATCATAACCAGTACGAACGTTATTTCTATCTGTTTCAACATCAAAACAATACAAAGGAAGTTCAATTAAATGGTTACGGGGAGTAGCAGGTAAAGACCTTAATTGGTAACCTTTAAATATTGGACCTGAAGTATCTAAAGTTGAAGTAGTATCACCTGGTTCTTCATATAAAGATAAACTAAACTTTAAACCAATATATTCTTGTGAACCTTGAGGGTTTTCAATACTAATTTCAGGTGAACCATAAGTAGTATTATAAACAGCAGTTTCATAAACTGTGTTATCTGAAGCAACGGGTGAAATAATCATACCGCCAAATGTATAATCACCACGTGCACGAACACGTTTAAAGTTCTTAGGCTCTAATGTTCCATATCTAATAAAACCTGTTTGCAAATAACCATCAGTAACATACTCTGTAAGGGATTCAACGAAATGAAAACTATTTGCAACCGTAAAAACAATACGATTACTGGTGCCTAAGAAAGCACATGAAGTGGTTGTATTAGTTGTAGTTGAAGTGAAAACATCATTAGCGTAAGCAAAACGCAAAGGGCTAATTTGTTCACCCAAGTCAAGGCGAATTAATCCAGCGTTGGCGTTAACACCAGCAGTTGCCCAAACGAATCTATCTCTGAAAGCAAAATCGTAAACTGGTTGTGCTGTTTCAACAATTAGTGGACCATAAGAAATGGAACCATCATCAACAGATACAGTTGCAGCACGAACACCTTTACTGGTTCCAATTAGCATGTAGCCTAGGTAATATTTCATTGAATAAATAATTTCACCACGAGGCATTTCTGCAGCAACTACAGCAGATGATAGTGAAGTGATAGCACCAGCAGTGCTTAAAGTAAACTTGTATATAGATGATTGAACACCAGAATAACCAGCAACATAGATGGCAGCACCAGATTCAGCAATGCTTGTAAATGTGTAAGAAGTATTTGGGTGAGTAAATATTGGTGTAGGTAAACTTGATGTTGATGGTGTTAATTCATAAACTTTATTATCAGCAGCAAGAATTATACGACCCTTAACCCAATCCATTGCTACTTTGCCGTTAGTAAAAAGATATGAGTTAATGTTAAACATTAAAGTGTCAGCATCAGCAGAAGTTAAAGTTAATGCTTTTTTGTAAACGTGTCCTTTATTTGTTCCACCATCAAGGTCATTAGTAACCCAATAGGCTGTTGTACCATCGTCACAAATAGCATAAACAGGGTCTTCTGTACCAGAATTGTAATCAATAAAATCAACAGCAGTACCATTACCAAGAATTTTATCAACATCGTGACCATCTAAAGATAAAACAGCGTCAGTATCACTGTATCGAATAGAACGAAGTTTTTGACTAGATGAAGTAGTTATATGACCAGCGTTAACTTTCTTTAAAAGAGTAACCTGACCCTTAGTCCAAACATCAACACCCTGAGAATCCTTAAAACGATAATCAACTTCCTCACCAGCAGAAGGGTCAAAAAATGTGATACCCTGCCCACGATGAAAAGATGACTGGGAACGAATCCACCAACCAGTTAAAGACTGCTCACCTGGTTCACGAGAGTTATCAAACTGTTCCTTCTTATAAGGGGCTGTCTGTCTCTTATATTGCCTATCATTGGATATAGCCAAGAAGAAAGGCAAACCACCAATAGCACAATCATATTGAATATTAGTATTAGTCCAAGTATCAGAAACAAGACTTGGGTTACCAACATTAATCGGAAAGGCTTCAGTAATATCTTTTGAACGAATAGTTCTAACTGTAGGCGTGAATGCCACTTAAACTCCTAGTTGAGTTGGAAAACGAATAATTACAACACCTGAACCACCGTTAGTTACGGTTCCACCTGAGTATCCACAACCTGCACCGCCACCTGTGTTAGCAGTTCCAGAAGTAGGACCACCACCAGATTCAGTTCCACCGTTGCCACCACCATCTACACCACCAGTAGGTGAACCTGAACGTTGTGAACCACCACCACCACCTGCTTTATTTACTGGGTGAAAACCAACAATTCTTTTACCTATGCCACCTGAACGTGTTGCAGATGTGTTAGTTCCACCAGCACCTCCACCACCGCCACCCCAGTCGTTAGCACCGTAGTAAACGCCAGCGTTGCCGTATTGTCCTAAACCAATATTTGGTTGACCGTCAAGTCCTTGCATATATTGTGTAGCATTTGGAATAAATGTAAATGGTGCTACTTGTAAGTTAAGTAAACTTTCACCTCTATTAAAATTAACATTAACTTTAGGTTGAGTTGGGTTAGTTGTATAAGTTGGTTGAGTTGGATTACCTGGATAGTTACCAGCGTGTGAACCAGCCCCACCACCTGAACCACCTGGTTGACCGTGATTTACGAAAGTACCGTTATCGTTACGACCATTACGTCCACCACCAAGAGCAAGAATATCTCTAAAAGATGAGTTAACTCCAGGGTTAGCACCTGAACCACCTGCACCAACACTTACAGGAACTAGTCCAACAGGAACAGAAGTAATAGCGTAAACATAACCGCCACCTCCGCCACCACCTGAACCACCACCGCCAGCACCAGAAACAGAACCTTGTCCACCCCCACCACCAGCAATAACAACTACTTCAACTTCACCAGGTGTAGAAAAAGTAATACTTCCTGTAGCATTGAAAGTATGAACGGTGTAACCACCATCATAAGTAATTGTTCCTGTACTAGCAGAAGCAATAACACCATTACCAGCAGCACGAGTGCTACGAAACCCATTGTTCCTAGTTTTGTTAAACAAGTTAGCGTTGTTGTAAACTAACGCATTACTTGTTCTATTAGTGCTTAATGTTTCGCTACTTAGGAGTGCTGTCTTTAATCTATTTACAGCCATCTAAAACTCCTTAGTTGTTTTCAGCACCGAATAATTGGAATGTTAACAATGGTGTACTTGCCCAGAAATAAATTTGGTCTCCCGTTGCAAGTGTTTTACCTAATGTTAAAGTGATAGTATCAAATGATGGAACTGGTGAGTTATACACCAAGTAATCAGATTCATTCAATGTTTCACCTTTAGGAACAACAGCGATACGATAGTAACCAGTTACTGTATCTCTGGATGCAACTGAAAGAGTTGACAAAACTGCAGAGTAACCAGGTTGAACTGTGTACAAATAACCAGACCAAGAACGTTTAGCAACTGCACCAGCAAATGATGCTGCAGAAGCAATAGTACCTGACGCTGAGGTTGCGTATGAAACTGTTGTTGTAGTTGGAGTGTTAATTACACGCCAGTAACCATCAACGTTAGCAACACCAATCTGTGTTTGAATATAATCATCAGGAAGTAAACCGTGAGGTAATGATGTTGTTAATTGAACAATGTTGTTTATAGAACCTCTGTTAGTTACAGCAGCACCTGCTGCAGGTTGACGCATAACGGTACCTGTAGGTGCAACTGCAGCAGAAGTAATTGCTGCTGTAGTAATTGGGAAAGTAAATGTTGTAGTTGTTGGGATAGAAGCAACTACTGCTGTTTGGTCAACAGTTGAAGCAACACCTTGCACAACAACAATGTCACCAACAGCAAGACCGTGGTTAGTTGTGGTTGTTAATGTACAAATGTTTGATGCTGCAGCAACGTTGCTCACAGCCAAAAATGAACGTGGTGCCCCACCAGTTATCAAACCACCAGTAACTGCTGTAGAGGTCACATCAGCAGCACCTCTAGCGTAAGTTAAAGTAGTAGTAGTAGGTGCAGATGCAACCACATAACCACCATCAAAAACTGAATCAACTGCTGTTACCACAATGTGGTCACCAGCAACGTAACCGTGTGCTGTACCTGTTGTTAATGTTGCAACGTTAGATGTTAGTTGCTTGTTTGTTACTGTATTTGCTGAACGACCTGCACCAGAGTTAGCCTGAGCAAGTACGTGATATGTTGATGCCATTATTTATCCTTATTCTTGTATAGGAGGAGTGCTTGGTATTTCATAGTGTGAAATAAATTCATCTTTAACTGGGTCATAAGTATCACCTATGCCAGCATATTTTCCTCTAAAGTTATTGTTGTAAGATGTTTGAATCCAAGTACCACCTAAACCAAGTTCATTAGCAAGGTATTCTTGTCCTCTGTGTTCTTGAGAGTTATCTACAACTAACACTCTCAAAACTTTATTGTTATTATCTATCTCGGCAAAATGTGCCATTACGCACCCATCATTAAGAACACTGTAGGTGTTGGGTCAGTAACAACTGCTTGCCAAGAAGCAGTAGACCCATCTGTTTGTAAGAATTTTGTAGCATTACCTGTTTGAGTTGGTAAACCTTGAGACCATTCTAAACCAGTAGCAGTAGCACTATTAGTTGTTAAAACTAAACCATTAGCACCAGCAGCAAGATTAGTATAAACATCATTTGCAGTAGCAACTAACAAATCACCTTTAGCATTAAAAGTAGTTAAATCAACGCTGAAGTTAACAGATATAACAATCCAACTTGTGCCATTATAAACCTTCATAGCATTAATACTTGTATTGTAATACTGTTGACCAGCAATTAAAGCGTTACCTTCATTATCTAATGTTGGGTCAGATGATTTATTACCTAAAAAGATAGCCAAAACTTGTGAAGCAGCAGCAGCAGGAGCAGCATTACGAAAATCCTCAGCAATAGCCATGTGACGAACTTTAGAACCAGCAGTATGAGTTTTAGCAGTAGAACTATCGTGAGCACGAACAATAGTTAAAACACTACCAGCAACACCAGTAACTTTAACAATTTCTTCATTAGAAGTATCAGGTTCGATAACAACAATGAAATCATCATTAGCATTAATACTTGCTGAGTTAATACCACCAAGTAAACCACTAATGTTATTAACAACCATGCTGGTTGCAGATGGAGATATATTAGCGGTTAGGCTTGTCTCCGAAGATATACTAGACCATTTTCTTGTCATTTATTTTCCTTATACTGTGTAATGGACTCGGACTGGATATTTTCCATTTAACTTAGCCGACTCTTCTTGTAAACGTTGTTGATATAAACCAAACAAATATCTTGCAGTTGAAGTACCAGCACCAAAAGGTCTAGTAGTATCATTAACATCTGCTTCAGGTGCAACATAATTCAAACGACCTGGGTCAACAAAGGACACCATTCTATAAGCAGCACCATACACAACTAAATCCCTACAAGACTCAGGTAAACCAGTAACTGATGTAAACACATCACCAGAAGCAGACAAAGCGGTAGGTTCCTTACTGTAAACAACTTGAACAGTGCGACCTGGAACAATTCCCTCATTGATAGTAATAGAATTACCGTTAACAAAATCTGTTGTATTAGCCATTGGGTCATGTCTCCAGCGTCTAACTGGAATCCATTCCTGGCTTGAACCAATAGAATCCCAAGAAACAGCAAGAATAGTTTCTGCTGCAGTTGGTAATTGATAAGTATTTTGTGAAGCATTAAAAGTAAAAGTAGTTGATGCTACACCATAAATATTAGGATAAATAGCACGAAGAGTATCATTAATTGCACGTTTAACAGAAATTTTAGGAAAAGTTGGGGCAACGGTAACTCTTTCATTTAATGCGTGTGATGCTGCAGTAGAACCACGGAAACCACGACCATAAGGGGAAATAACAGCCTCACCACTACTACGGTCAACAGAGTTAACGTGAATTAATTCTTCTCCAATTTCAATAATACCTTTACCAATGTTTTCACCACTAGCAAGAGAAAGGGTTAGTGCTGAGTTATTTACAGCAGCAGTTAAATGCGTAGAACGGTCTTGACGCATACTGAAACCTTCAAGGTTTATTAAAACTTCTTCAATCATTTCATTATATGTAGTCATTTATTTCTTCTTTCTTGAGACAGCCATATTGTCAATCAAATTAGGATAAGGACGACCTGCAGCCTTAGCACGAGCCTTAGCAGCAGACTTCTTAGCAGGTGTTAACTTTGTTGATTTCTTCTTAGGGTTTTTAGTTTCCCAAACAGGTTTCTTTTTCATCCGCAATTACAATCCCATGCTCTAAGTGATTTATTTATACGTGAATTAGGGTCACGTGCCGTTTTAGAAGAAGTACGTTTAGACTTCATACCACACATACGACTGCAAAAAGATTTACGTCTCGCTGCAGACTTAGGTGATTTTTTGGCTTCACCTGCTTTGACAGGAGGTTTAAGATTGCCACCAGTTGCCTTATTGTATGAGGCACGACCTTTAGCATTCAACCCACCTTTAGGGTTCTTTCCTTCTTTACGTGTCCAAGCAGGTGATTTAGCCATAGTTATTTTTTATTCTTTTTCTTACCACTACCTGCAATGGCAGCAACAGAACCAAGTCCAGCAGTAGTTTTAACACCAGCATATGAACGAGGTGGAACATTTTTAGCAGCAGCAGTCTTAGCAGCAGCAATACCTTTTTTGGTTTTACTTGCAGCAGATGCAGCCTTAGCAGCAGCACCAATCAACTTTGAACCAGCAGCCACAGAAGCAATACCTGCTCCGCCAACAACTGATGCACCAATACCTGCAACTAAACCTGCAGCACTTTTGGCTTGTGTGCCATAATATGCACGGCGTTCAGCAGGAGCCATAGCCTTAACACGTTTGTTCAAATTCTCTTGTTGAGTTTTTAACATCTGTGGACCTTGGCGATAATCGTTCATGCGTTGACCAGCATTGTTATTGAATGCTTTAACAGTCTTAGCCTCTGGAGAAACTCTTTTAGTGCTTCTAGTAGGACCAGACATAACTTGTGCTCTACTGGTTCCCATAACTCCACCAACAGGTTGACCTACACCTTTAGCGGAAGAACCCAGAGCCTTAGATAATCTTCTTTGACCATACATACGGCGAAGACCTTCTTGGAATTCTGCACTCTTATTAGAGGAAGCAGAACCAAGAGCCTTGGTCATACCCATCTTTTTAATCTGGTCAATAGTTTTTTGAGAAACTTTAATCTTTGCCATTATTTTGGATTTTCGCTTCCTTGACGTGGCATAGGAGGAACTTCTACACCTTTATTGTTTTGAGCAGGATTAGGACCTTTAATGGCACCCATCTCATGTTCAAAATTTATATAATTACATCCACAAGTTGCACACATGTTATTTCTTCTTTCCTGTTTTTTTCATCTTAGTCATTGATTTTTTCTTAACATCCATTTTTTTCATGTCCATCATTTTTTTGTTTTTAGGCATTTTTTTACCGTACATCATTTTATGCTCCGTATGCTTTTCCAGTTTTGTTTGATATATCCATTGCCTTACGTATCTTCGCTGTACTAGTGCCATCAGGTTGAATACCTTGTGACCTAGCCGTGCGATATAACGCAAGTTCTTTATCCCACTTTTTTGCACTCATCGTTAAACGAGAGTTTGCTTCACCTGGATTAAGGTCAAGTGTTGAAGCCTTACAACCAAAACATCCCTCAACAAACTCAGGATGTGTACGTTCTCTATGTAAACTCATTTCGTACCTAAAATCTTTTCAATTCTTTCAATAGCATCTTTAACAGATGAACCACCATTATTACTCAACTCACCGTCAAGTCTATTAAGTCTTTCCATCACACCAGGCACACGTGCTCTACCAGGGGATGCTTCTTCGCCTTCCCAATCTCGGCGAAACTTCTCCAACCAAGTCATCATTGATTTCATCGCTTTCAATGGACGAGCAATCGCAAAAGAAACAGAAACAATCGCACTTGCAATCGCACCTGCTACAAGAATCGTTTCCATTATGTGAAGTTACCTTCTGTAATACCGAGACCAGCCGCAAGAAGAGCGGACTTTTCACCTTCGGTGACCTCATATTCGTGACCACCTTGGTAAACAAAAGTAGCAGCAAGGAACTCATCAAGAGACGGTGTACGAACGCGAGTGTAAGTTGCACCATTCTTAACAATAGATTCCCCTCTTTTAATTTTGTATCTATAAAATAAACGCCCCCCACCTGCAGGACCTTCATCAACTGTTGGTGGTCTAAAAATAGGCAATTTATTTTCTCCTTAATAAGTAAAGCCCCCAGTTGCCCAGGGGCTTTAAATTTGACTTGAATCTAATTACGCAGCGTTAATGCTGGATGAAGATTCAATTCTGTATAGAGATGCTTCGCGGTAGCGAGCAAACCCTAACATACCGTACCATCCTAGAGGACGGAAACGCATCAACTTGTCGGTAACAGGACCAGCAACTACGTGTGGTTCTTCTGCTACTGCTTCAGCCAATGCTTGTTGTCCTGCAAGTAGTGTACGGAATACACGAGCAGATGATGCACCGTCTGTTGCGTTCTTTAGACGTGGTGATTCGATGAAGTATGCTCCTTCGAATTGTCCAATTTCGCCAGCCCAGATGTTATCATTTGAGTTGTATTCGTGTGGAAGTCTCCAAGAAGCGGAGCCAGTTTCTTCACGAAGGTCATGTGCTACTTCTGGATGTAGTGCACACCAGAATAGATTTCCCTTACGTGGAACTGCTTTTCCTGCACGCAATTTAGAAACTGCGAAACGAATATCTTCAGCCTTGATGGTGTTTGTAGCATCAATTTGGTTACGTGCGGTTGGACGTGTTGCGTCTGAACCTTTTGCGTAACGGATGTTTGTTCCACCAACAAGTGCTGTTTGAACAACTTCATCAATGCTATCTGCCATGTTGTAGGCAAGGATATTTGCAATACCTGGGTCAACATCAGTTAATGATGTTAATTGCAGTTTGCGTGTTACTAAAGCAACGTTACCGTATTCGTTTAGAGTAACTGAAACTGAAGTAGTAGAAGGAATTCCTACTGCATCTGGGTCAGTTGTTTCTGTTAATGCGGTTGTTGCTTGTGCCAAGTCATTGTAAATTTGGAAAGTTACAGATGTACCTGGGGATGTTACGTTAACTGGACGCTTGTCCGCTACGGAGCGAAGCATCGGTTGTGAACGTAACGCGAATTCTACTAACTTATCGTAGGCTGATACTACAAGAGAAGTACCGAGCGAACCAGCGTCAGTAGAGGTATATACGTTAGGCATTTTACCTTTTCCTTATTTGATTGTTTTTATGAGCCGTATCCACCACCAGCAGCGTGAATCATGGCAATAAGTTCTTCTTCACTTGCGTTCTGAATTCTTAATGACATGTCATCTGCATTAGATGGTGTTTGAGCGTTCGCAGTAACATTGTCAATTGAACGAAGAGTAGATAAATCTACTTTTGGTTCATCTGCTTTATTAACTGCTAATCCAAAGACATCGGCATTTTCATCAATCCAATTACTGATAACTTCGGGTGAAGTTTCAATATCTGAAGGAATGAATTTTGCTATCTTTTGATTAACGCCCTTGGTTTCAAGGACTGATTTGATTGTGGCTTCGCGTTGTGACGCTCTAACGGAACCTAGTTGTGTTTCTAGTTCTGTAAGTGCTCTTGTCTTATTCTTCAACTCCTTACGAAGTTGTTTTAATAAGTCACTTTCGCTTGGTTGCCGACCAGTTTCTTCGAAATCGAAGTCTTCGTCATCTTGCCAGTTTTCTTGATAATTGTTGCTCATCGCAACGGTCTCCCTATCTGTTGTAGTTTTCGTAAGCCTCAACGACATTCGGGGAAATGTTATTGGCTCTTACTACCAGACTTGATACTCTCGTAGGGGCTGGTGGGTCCTACTGAGGGTCTATTTACAACTGCCCAGCAGTTGATTTCTGTGTAAGAGAAACTGTAGAAATACCAGTTGCACCACTAAAGGCGGCTCTCTCTTTTTCTTGTAACTTCTTACGTCTTTGAGATGCTAAACCAAAGAAGGCTTCTTGTTTAAGTTCTTCATCAGTCTTAGGTGTTATTGCAGCAGGAACTGCTGTTTCAGAAACCGTTGTAGGTTGAGCACCATAAATCTGTGTAAGTCTTTCAGTTTCTGCTTGAGTTTCAGCAAGAGTACTAAATCCTTGTTTAGCCAATCCGTAAACATCAGTAACACCAGATGCTGCGGCTTGTTTCTGTAATTCTTCAATTGCTGCCTCACCAACAGTAACACCAGCAAATTGTGCACCTGCACGTAATTGTGCTTTCTGTAATGTTTTCTGTAATGTATTAGCAGCCTGGTTACCACCAAGAATTGCTAAAGCAACTTGTTGTTTTTGAATTGTTGGGTCAGTAACACCATATTGATTAAAGTACTGATTAATGTTTTGTTTTAATGTTGCATCTGCATTATCAATTTTATTGAATACGTTAACAATTCTATCTTGTGCTTCATTCAAAGACACATCTCCACCAATAAGTGCAGCGTAAGTATCTTTGTTATCTAAAGCATCTAGACCGTTATCTTTCAATAATTGTCTGTAATCTCTTTCAGCATTTAAGTAACCAGCCATATCAAGTTGCTGTAAACCTTTTTGACGGCGTGCTTCATTACCTATGAATCTTTGTTTATAAACATCTGTTTGCTCTAAAAGAGTAGGTGCAACACTAGGACTAATATCTTGTGTAATATATCCTTGAATAATAGGTACGAATTCAGGTAAACCTAAATTTGTAAGTTCAGTTTTTAAAACTTCAAAAGCATCAATACGATTTTGGCGTGCAGTTGCTGCTGCTCGTTCTGCTGCAGCATTATTTGATGCTGATTGTTTTTCATATAAATCTAGTAATGCTAGATACTCTGGAGTTTGAGTAGGGTCAACAACAGGGGGAATAACAGGAGGAGCCTTTGGAGTTTTTGGAGTTTTAGGAGCCCGTATCTGTTGAATCTTTTGAGTAGTCTCAGCAACTCTTTGAGTACGTTGTTGTTGAGCAGCCTTATTGGCAGCAACTGCTTGCTGTGTTTTAGAAGGTTTTGGTGGTCTAGCCATTAAACATTACTCCTTGTTGCTGCTGATTTAATAGGTGAAATCATTGCGTTAACTTCATTTAAAGCATTATTAGTTTTTGCATACAAAGGATTACTTTTCATTCTCTTACGAAAATCACCAATGTTTTCAGCAGATTGACCACTAATGGCTTGAACAATATCTGGGTCTTTCAAATCCAAAGTTGAAGGATTCATTTCTAAAAGATTTGCTTTTTCTGCAATATAGGTACTAGCAATATCAATAACATTTAAACCTGCGTCAATAAAGTTACCCAAACCTGGGTACAACACTTTAGACATTGTTCTAATTTTTGCATAAATAGAATCCAAAGCAGCAGTCCCACCAGTAATAGCAGCAACTGCGTTTTTTCTAACCTCAGAATCAGGAAGAGTAATACCATGGTCTCTTGCAAACTTAGCAATATTTGCTTGATTAGTAGCAATAGTTCCACCAACAACTTTAGGGTCACCAGCATTCAAATACCTTGCTACATAACCTAAAGCGAGTTGTTGTTTCTCTAAATCACTAACACCACTAATAGTTGTTTGAACAGTTCTACCATTAGATGTAGTTGTTACTTGCCTAGTTGGTCTTGTCTTTTCTAAATTAGTTAACTTCTTGTAATAATCTCTAAATTCTTTTTCAGCAAAACTTGCGGCAGGACCAAGTGTGTCTCTGAATAGTTGTTGAAATTCAAATCTAGCATTTTCTTCGCTAGTAATAGAAGGGTAAGCAGCAGTAGAAGTGCCACCACCTTGGGTTGCTCTTTCAGCAGCAAAAGTATTTAAATCAGGAGAATTAGAATTGAATAAATCTCTAACAAAGTTATTCCAATAACCAATAGCAGCCTGGTCACTTTTACCAGTATATCCAGACATTTGTTTTAATGTTTGATATTTACCACTATAATTACTAATTCTAACCTTATTAATATAATCCATGGCTTGAACTAAAGTCATTGGCATGCCATCAACTATTCTAGTTCCACCTGAACTAACAGTTGGATTTATATTTTGTGCTTGATTAAGCCATTTGCTTTTAAATCCACTTTGACCAGTGCCGCCAGTATTAGTATTATTATTTTCAACCATTAATCCACAGACTCCAGTTTATCTTGTTCTAAGAACCTGTTATACCAAGATGAAAATTGAGTATCTTGTTTTTTAAGTTCACTAGTATATTGTTCCCATGCCTCTAATAAGGCTTTATTAGAAGTAGCAGTAATGCTTTTGCTTCCACCAAAACTTTCACGATTCTTCAACTCAGCAATTAAATCATCACGTGAAGCCATATAATCACGCATCAAAGCCCAAGCAGTTGAATCGTTTTCTCTTATAAATTTTTCATCTGAAATAATCGCATCAATTGCTTTAATGTTATTTTTCCAGGCACCCATTTCGTACACATCAAAATCGTTAGCCCAATTTTTATTATTGGCTCTCAGTTCAGCAATGAAACCTTTTTTAATCTCGGCATATGGTTGACCAGCATTACTTGACAAAGAAGTAATACCTGCTTTTTCAAGTTCAGCATCAAAACCATCCATGAACTTATTAAATTCAATCCAACCAGAAACCACATCTTGACGTTTAATAGCATCAACAGGTGAAAGTTTTTTACGATACTTATCGTTACTTCCAGGGATAATATCTGTTGTTAATTGCCAAACATATGATGCTTTGTCAAAATCACGTTCAACACCATCATTGCTAATGAGTTGAACAAGTTCAGGACTATAACCTGCAACATCACTTACAAGTTCACTGTTTTTCTTTAAACGGCGAACAGATTCTGGGCTTGCATCAGAACCAGCAATATTCTTAGTACCAGAAAGTGCTAGAACAAAGTACTCTGGGTATCTTTCGTAGAAACGTTCTTGTGCACTTTTGCCCTGAGCATCAGTACCAGTCTGTTGTTCTTTACGCCATTCCTGAATATAAAATTCGTACTCTGAACGATATTGTGGAATAACTGGAAGAGTAGCGTTAGTTAAGAAACGAAGAAGATAAAACGCACTAGTCCTTTTATTTATTTCTTCAAAAGTAGGTTCAGTTTCACGTTTACCATCTCTGTAACGTTGCATTTCAACAGCGTACAAATCAGTTAAACTATTTGCGTATTCTTTAGAAGCAGGACCTCTAGTACCAGCAATTACACGTTTAAGAGTTGCTGGGAATACTAAATCCCAAGACCCTGGTTCAGTTGAAGGACCATTCTGTAAAACTAAATCAAATAATTCTTTAGCAGGAACTGGAACACCAAATTTTTCAGATGCAGCATAATTAATATCTGGATTGTTCTTTAATACTTGTGAAACAGCAACTTGAAGTATTGGACCTGCACCTGGGTTCCACCAAGGGTCGCCAGCAAGCACAAGGTTAAAGCCACGTTTAGGGAAACGCATAACAGCATCTTTACCTACAACTTCTTCAAACCATTTAGGTAATATTCTTGATGCTTGAAAAGTAATATAACTATCACCAGTAATAGGGTCTGTTTCTTGGAACCCTGCTTTTTCAGGAGCATTCCAAATCTGTAAAGCACGACCAACTATTTGAGGATTTTCAAAACCAATTCTTCCCCAAGTTCTAACAGTATTTAATTGTGCTTGGATAAATGGGGAAAAGAATGCAAATACTGAAGCAAAGTTTGAGTATCTTTGAATTGTGTATAAAGTATTATTAGTTTCTTTCATGGCAACACGATGTGCATTCGCCACAAACATATCTGCAACTTTATTGAAATCGTCTTGTGTTTTAATAGCACCACGAGCAATTGCTTGGTCTACCTGTTGTGATACTGCACGATTATACACAGCATTGTAGAAAGGGTGACGAACTAAAGTATCTTCAGGTAAAGCACCAATGTATTTAAATATCTTATTAACAGTTTGCTTATAAGAAGTCATGAATCTTTTTTGAGATTCTGCCGCTAATAAACCACCATTGATTGGGATTAAATCAGTTCTATTTTCTAAAACTTTTCTAATCTCTGCAGTTGAAACAGTCTTTTCAGATAGTTTACGTCTAAGTTGAGCATCTGGAAATGCTTGCTTCATATATAAAGCAAGTTTAACTAAATGAACTCTTACCTCTTCAGCATCTTTCCAGTTAACACCAGAGTCAATTAAATCTTTACGAAGTTTTTCAATATTAACATTCTTGTCAATAAATTTAATATTGTTATCAAGTCTGCCTCTATTTGCTGCTCTAACAATAGAAGCAACTATACTTTCTGGGTTAACAGAACGCATAAGTAAACGTGCTGCTTCATCATTCTTGTACACTCTTGCAGAATCAGCAACAGCAGAAAAATAGTTTTCATTCCAATTGCCATTGATGTCTTTAGGTGCAATACGGGAAACACCCATATTAACATAATTTTTACGAGAGAACTCTTCACCAATAGCCATTGGGTTAGATAGTTCTAAAGATGTTTTACGTTGTGCACTTGAAGCATCCATAGCGTATTCACCAATGTTGCCTTCGAAAGCACCTTGGAATTTAATACCATTATGAACAACTGCTTTTTGACCTAAACGATAACGGTTACCTTTGATACCTTTACGTTCAGCAGATTTAACATAGTTATCAATGTTCTGTTCTGCTTTAGCAATTGATGATTCAATTAATTGTAAACGATTATCTATTTCTTTAATTTTATCGTTATATCTTTGTTTAGCAGCCTTTTGAGTTACTTTGTTTAAACTTTTAACGGTTTCTTTACGTGCAGCCAAAGCAACTCTTTTATCTGCTTGGAATAAACGTATTTCACCTTTTTGAACATCAATCATTTCTTGCCAGGTACCAATTACTCTTGGAACACCAGGTCCAGCCTTGGATACAACTAAACCTTTATCAGCGTTAATCATATCTAATTTATTTTTAACAGAGGCTAATCTGTTTCTAGTGAAGTTAGAAATACCTTCAACTGGTCTGGCATAGTTCATGAAACCATTCATGTAAGCCATAGCACGAAGACTACCTTCACCAACGTTACGTTGTGGGTAACCTAAACGCATAAGCGTTGCTGGTCTCCAGAATGAATCAAATAAAGTATAAGCAGAGTTCAATGCATCAGTTGTGTATGCATAACCCTTTTTGATTAAATTACCATGCTCATCAGCAATCTTTTGAAAAAGTCTGATATCAATCATTGGTAAAGCATCAGGAAGTTGGGAAGATACAAAAGGTACAAAAACTTTACGTCCCTCTTCGTCAAAGAAGAAGCCTTTTTCTCTAGCCATTGTTAAAGTACTATTACGTCTTCTAACAGTTTCTTGATAAATTACATCACCAAGGTTATTTAACTTATCTGCTGGAACGTCAGTAAAATCTCTCATTATTTTAGATTTAGTTCTTGCATCTAAAGTTTCATTGAATCCTTTAGCGATAACAATATCTGTTAAGGCTTTACGTTCAATAAGTTCAGCAATCTGTGCACGTTCAGCATCAGTTTTTGCAGCAACGTATTTATTTATGAATCTACGTTTTAATTCCTGTCCTGGCTTATTAGCCCAAGGTTTAACTTGGTCCATGAACGCAATAAGTTCATCAGAAGAACCAGTAGAATTAATACCTTTAGTTGTTATCCAACCAGATGGGCGTTGACGACCACCCCAAGTCATTACACGCATAATGCCATGAAATGGTGTTAATTGGAAATCGTCAGCAATCCAACCAAGACCTCTTTGCTGTGCAGCAGAACGACCAAACGCTGCTCTTAAACTTTCAGTTGCACCAAATCTGGTAGCACCACCTGAGTAAGAGAAAACATTCTGTTTTGCTAATTCTAATGCTTGAGCAAACAGTTCATCTTTCTTTAACACACCTTTGAATTCACCAAGGTGAGCATTTAGTTCATCAGGTGAGTTTAATAGTTCAGCATTAATGTCACGACCAGGACGTAATTTATCAATTTTACGTTGTTGGCGTTTAATAACTGCAGCAACATCAGCATTGTTTGCTGATTTTTCTAACAACTTAACAGAAGCATCATCACCAAGGACTGCTTTTAATACAGTCTTGCCAACTTCTTTATCTGTAATGTTACCGAAAACTGAAGCGAGAAGTTCAGGATTGGATGAGCGTCTTACTGTTTTATTTTTTAGTAACGCTGCGGCATCCATATCAGGTCTGACAACTTCATCAAGGAACCTGTCCCAACCACCTTTGGTTACAGCCTTACTGATTTCTTCTGCAGTTTTAGGTAAACGTTGTTCAATTAAACCTGGGATATCTAACTTACCAACTTTAGCACCAACACGTGCTACTTTGATAGCCTTACCACCAATAACTAGTGGGTCAGCAAACCAGGTTACAACAGCGTCAACAGAACCAGATGCTAATTTACCAACAATTTCAGTTTCAAATGCTTGCTTACGTTGTTGTTCATCATAGATGTTGAAATCTTTTTTAAACATTGTTGGTGTTTTATCACCAAGAATTTGGGCAGCACCACGGATAGCAGTAAGAGGAGAAGGTAAATCAGAAGCAGCAAGGAATGCTTGCCCTGGGCTAATGTCTTTAGATTTTTCGTAAGTCTTTCGAATATCTGTTAATTGAATACCATCTTTATATTCAGGATTATCAACGTCAGTTAAAAGACCTGCTGTGCTAACGCCTCTACCAATTTTTTCGGCAACGTTAGTATAGCCTCTAAGGAAATTGCCAAAACCATCAGTTAATGACTTTCCAAAATCGTTTAATAAACTCATTGACCATATTCTTTAGTTAAAAGTGTCAAGATATTTAGAAAATTGTAAAGCCCAACGAGGTGTATCCATTTTACAAACTTTCTAAATGTTTAGTAAATGTCCTAAAAGTTGCAGGAGTGCCTTCCATGTTTGCAACGTTTCTAAAAATTGGAAGATATGAAGATAACTTCATTAGGTCTTGTTTTTGCTCAGAATCTGGTTGACCAGTACCCATAGGTAAACCAATATCTGTTGGTCTTAAACCTTCACCAAAAGACATACCATTAGTAATTGCTTCTTCTGGTCTTTGAGTTGGGTCAGTTAAAGAACCAAGTTTTTCTTTACCAGCAGTAGATGTAGGAGAAACGTTAATGCTTAAATTTCTAACAGGTTCTGATTTTGCAATAGGTGCACCAGACATCTGTTGTTGCATTGCTTTACGTTCACCATATCCTCCACCTGAAGGAATGTTTTCTTTCGCATTATTCTCAACTGCTTTACGTTTAGATAATGCACCTGGTGGTGAAACTACAGCACCATTAGTAGGTTTTTGATATCCGCCTCTTGGCATAGTTTATCCTTGTATTTGAGTTAAGATTGACGCTAAATCAATTGGTTGTTGTTGTTGTTCCTGGGGAGCCCCTGAAGGTGCTGCTGGAGCCGAGGGGACGGGTTGCTCAACAGGAGCAGGTGAGGTTCCTCCAGGGGCAAATTGTGGGGCTGGGGCAGGTGCAGGAGCGGGAGCAGGGGCAAATATTTTACTTACTGCTTCCTCTATTGCTGTACCTTTTTGTCTTTCTTTTATAACCTCAGCCATTTTCATTGCTAAATCTGAAGCATCCTGACCTTGTGCAGTCATTTGTGGAATTGCTTGTGCTAGTTGTGACATTGCAGCGTTCAAATTGTCACGCATACGTTGAACATCAATCTGTTGTTGTTCACCTGTAACGTTCATTGACCAAGGCAGTTCACGCATTACAAAATCTCTAGATACTAAATCAGCACCTAATGCTTGTAGTGAGAATATTAAAGCACGTGATGGGTCAAGTCCTGCCATTAGACCGTAACGTACTTGAATGTTGTTATCCCCGTTGATATCTTTTCCAGGGATGTAAGTCAATTCATAAGGGGAACCATTTCGTTCACCATAGATTGATTTTTCAAAATTGAATAATGTTTCATCAATTCTGAATGCAAGACTTAATACATCTTCAAAGGTGTCAGCAAGTATTTGTTGACCTGTTTTAACTTGTGTATCGAAAGCACCTAATAATGCTTGAACACCTTGACCTGTAACTATGGAAGCATCTAGAACACCTGAACGTCCTTCAGGATATCTGGAACCTAGACGCATTTCGCGTTGTAATATTTCGGATTGTGTGAATACTCCTGGTGGTAAATCCATACCAACTTTACGAATATTCTGTGGTTGTGAAGTTCTTAGAACAGCATCTGGACCGAAAGCGAATTCTTGTACATCGTTAGGTACAGCAAGTGGTGCGTTAACAGATTTTTCTGCAGCATCCATTGCAAGGTAAGCAAAACGTGCACGTGCTATTTGTACCCATAGAACATCATCGAACTGTCCACGTGGTTCATCATCAATACCTGGTTTAATTGCTACACGTACCATCAGTTCACCCATTGGGTTTTCTGTTTGGCGTAGAACAAAGTTACCTTTAGTTGGTAAGAATAAAACTACTTGGTCAGCGTCTTCGTATCGAATCATTTCGATTGGTGCATTGTAATCAACTGTTGCAGAGTTAGTTCCTGCAAGAATTGCACCTTGGTACTCTGGGAACTCGGCAATGAGTTCACCAACGCTTTTCATGTAACGCTTAGAGAAAGAAATAAGTCTTTTAAATCTGTCAAACTCTGGGTATGAACCCATTGGGTTTTCAATACGTATGAAAGGTAAACCAGATTCTTCGTTAGGTTCAACAATGAATGGTAGGAAACCATAAGTGCCGTACCAGTCTGCACCTGTGTACATTTGGGTTTGTAGACGTGATGTTTGAATGTAGTTATTTGCTATAAGTGTTCTGGTGTCAGCGTTCTTTTTAGCCCTATCACCATTGTTGCGTGAAATGCAGTTGAATGATGGAAGAGGTGCTAGTACTTCGGCAACGTCACGTGCAGCAACATCAACAAAGTTGGCAACCATTGCTTTATTGCAATTTGTTCAACAGTTAACATTATCTGCTTTCTTTAAAATCTAAGGTTTAAATTTATCTGGGAATTTTTTTCTTAATGCTGAGTGTTTAGCAATGTTTCTGTCAATAAGTCTTGAAGGTTGACTTGCTGGGGTCTTACCAATTTTACCTTTAAGGTTTTTAGAATTAACATTATTGATTAAAGCATTTTTCATTTTAGCAAGGTCTTTAGGACCTTTTGACTTTAATGCTTGACCTATTCTAGGTGAATTAAATTCATATTCTTCAGCAGCCAATTGATAGGCTTTTTTACGATTACCACCTATAAATTTAGTACCAGTATTTTTAAGTGTTTTATCCCAAGAATTTGCCATTTGATTAACTATTTGACGTTCGCCTTTATTACCTTTACCTTTAACAATTTCATTGCGAAGATTCTTTTGAAATTTTTTGGATGCTATCGCTTTAGCAGCAGCAACTCCGCCTTTGCGTGCTAGTCCTGCACCACCGACCATTGAAGCAACCTGTGCTGCACCTTTAACAACAGATTTTACTTGTTTAGTGTTATAGGCTTTTTTCTGTGCAGGTGTCATTGCTTTATATTTTTTAGTATTAGCAGAAATTGCTTTTTGAACATCAGAAGCATTACCTTTACGATTAGATGCTCTTGATGTACCCATTGATTTCTTACCAGTATCTTTTGGTCTTGGCATTATCTTCCTTACATGTAGAATTGTTGTTGTTGTTGATTAGCGTATTCTTCATCCAAGTCAACAACCATTTGGGTATTAACTTGACCTCTAGTTGCCCACCTAGAAGTGGTAAATCTTGGGGCAAAGTTATTTCTTTCAAGCCATTCACGTGCAACAAGTTGGGTGAACCAAAGAGCCATAACCATGTCTTGTGGTTGTTTCTTCTGCATATCTGGTTTCCAGATAATCAGTTGGTTAACTAAGGCTTTCATACCTTCAGAGTTCTCAGTTGAAGGTAGATGAATCAGGTTTGAGTTCTTTTCGAACTTTCCTTCTCGTACATTCCCAAAGAGTGGAGCCATAGACGCAACACCGAATCCAACGTCCCATTTGTTATTTCCAGTGTAATGCTCACGAAACTGGATTCCTCTTGAAGATAAAAAGTCTCGTATCGCCTCATCTTTGGTGAGGAAGAGTTGGAAAGCATTTTTTTCTACCACCACTACGTTAGGTTGATATTTGTGAGTCCAGTTCTCAATCAGTTCCCTAATTTTACCTGGAGTGGGTTCAGTCATGTTCATTGCATCAAGAATGTATTGGTTACTTGAGCCCATATCAACAGCCACACATACAGCAGCAGTGGCACCAGACATTGCAGGGTCAATACCAATAATGATTCTGAAATTACCTTCTTCAGGATGTCCAGGTGCGTCAGGGTTTAGAACCCCAACTTTACGCATACCTTGAATTGAACCTGTTACAGCAAGTGGTGGGAATATGGAATCATCTTCAACATCTTGTTGTTGATAAACCATTGCCCAAGTTTGGGGGGTGACTTCTGAACGCCTATTGAACAGCGTAGGACCATCCCACTTGGGAAACAATCCATCAGAATCGGGTGTGGTGTCTTCATCGCCATCCCAGGGTCTATCAGACTTAGCCCAGAGAGTCACCCAGTTTTTGGGGTTATCGGAAAACTCCAACACTGCTGGCATAGCCAAATATGTGAAAGGAGATTTACCACCAGACCAATGTTCTGGATTTCGAAGTTCACGGTACAAGTCATTAGTGCCGATACGTGTACCAACAATTAGAAGTTTACCGTTCTTACCCAAACGGGTAATAACTTCCTGCTGCAACCATTTGATTTGCTTTTCCCACTCGTGGGCGTTGGCACCAGTAATGCAGTCGTCCAAAATAATTAAATCAGCACGAGCACCATAAATTTGACCACCCATACCCAAAGCCTGAAGGGTAGGGTCTTTCTCAGATGAGTCCCTAGTTTCAGAACCTAAATAGACGGTGTCTGTTTTCCAGGTGTCTGCGTCATCTTTCCATCCACCTTCTGGTCCATAAGTCTTTTGTAATTTAGACCACCGAGGATGGGATAATCTTTGCTTAATAGCGTAAACGAATTCGCGTGCTTTGTATAAAGTCTTTGAGACAATGATGATGCGAACGTTGGGGTCAAGTGCAATTCTATAAGTCGAATAGTTAACCGTGATAGTTGTAGACTTAGCATGTTCAGGTGGGATATTAATGAGCACACGATTACGAGTCGCAGGTTCATAAACCATTGCGTCATGCAACCACTCAGGTTCACCCTTTTCAAGAAGGGAGATAAAGTTCTGCTGATGCGGAAAAACTGCCATCTCAAGGTAATCCCTAGAGAACTCCTCAAAAGGAATCTTAAACTTGCCCGCATCCGTTGTCCCAGCCCTAACATCATCCCTTTTAATCTTAGCATCGTCCAACGCCAAGCGGAAGTCATCATCAGACTTAACCCAATACTTAACAGTAACAGGTTTAATGCCAGCCATCTCACAGGCGGCGACAACAGTCATACCATTAGAAATACCCGTTAAAAAATTTTTTTTCTTCTTAGCCGACTCACCCTTCAAGTGGTGAGATATACCAGACTTTGCAGCCACTACACGCCCCTTCTAAAAGCCATTCTCATAAGCATGTGGGTTGTAGGTTAGGCGGCTATTATAGCCTAACCAGTGGTAGTAGTAATATAATAATATATATAATACTATAGTGTTGGCTGGTTGGCTTTAATACCAGCCAACCTATAAAAAAACCCTTACACTATAACTAAGTCGTTACCAAAGCAAATGGTAACAGAAAAAACGATACCAAAAAGATAACAACACGTTTCCGCAGGTCAGAGGGCAAATAACCAACAAAAATATATGAAGGGAGTGTTATATCGTCCCCCTCAAAAAACTTAAAATGGGGGGGTCAAAGCCCTAAAAATTGTCCTTATCCTATCTAATCTGGTACTAATTCTGCTAATGCTAACCAATGTAAGATGTGTCGTGACGGACAGATCGGAAGAGCACACGAACGATTGTCAACTTATGAACGGCATGTCTTAGGTTACGATTTGATAACAATGTTATCCACATGATATGCACAGGGTGTGGATAAGTTGTGGATAAGTGGGGCTGGTTGTTCACATGTTATCCACAGGCAACACTCCGATAGTTAAATAGTTATCCACAGGACTTATGCACAGGTGTGGATAACCTGTGGATAACTTTCGCCACAAACTTTACCGAAACAAACCTATTTTTTCACCACAAACTCGATGTCCGAATTGTCCTGATATGTCCGATTTTTTCGCCACAAACTTTTCGGACACAAACTCGGACATTTCGGACAAATGGGTGTGATGTAAATCACATGGAAAATTGAAAAAAAACTCTTCCAAATCCCCCCATTTTGCCAATTTTCTGGAATACTAGAGGTATCGGTTAAGTACCCGAACGGGTACCCGAAGAGAGAAGAGAGAAAAGAAAATGAATAAAGCAGAAGAAAAGAAAATGAAAGCAGTTCAAGCAATTGAAGATGTAAAAGTATTAATGGCAAGGCAAGAAGAGGTGAAGAGCCTTTTCATATCTGCTGAGGTCGCAGAAAATAAAGTGAGCGAACTCTTAAAAGATATAAAGAAATCAGCGACCTATGCTGATGCTTGCCAATCTTTCAGAGTTGCAAGTGTGTCAGCACTTTCAGCGATTGAGGATAAAGTATTTAAGACTCAGCAAGAATTAGCCGATTTCTTAGAAATCGACAAAAACAAAATGAGTCGCATTATCAAATCTGGTCGAGTGTTTAAAGTTCACACCTCGGACGATTTGGCTAGTCGTGGACTTGACGAGTTGCAAGTGAAAGCGTTGACCCATGATGACCCTAAATTAATCACTGAATTGATTTCAGGTGAAAAGTCTGTCGAAGAGGTCAAGGCAGAAAAGGAAGAAAAGAAAAACGATAGTTCCAAAAAATTAGGAAAGGCAGTCGATAAAGTTATCGAATTACTAGGTGACTCTTCAATTGCTGAAATGGACAGATGGAACGCGTTCAAGCAAATCAGGGCACAAGTAATTAATGTAATGCCGAAGAAAATTGCCGAACAAGAAAAGCAATTGCTCGACCAATGGCAAGCATTGCAAGCAGGAAAGAAATCCAAGGTTAACGCCTAGGACTTCAGAAGTAGCCCCCGAGAAATCGGGGGTTATTTTTTTTGCCAAAAATTTTTCGCAACAAACTCTCGCCACAAACTTGTGGCTCGCAACAAACTTTTTCTGACGACCCCGTACGCCAATTTTTGACTGCCCCGTTAGTGCAAATGTGCTTGACATCACACTGCAAATCTGGTATACTTGATATATCAAGTTGAGAGTGTACCCGTAGGGGTACAAGAGGAGGAGAGTATGACAACAATTCATTTAGGCGATTGCCAGAATGGGTGCGAACAATGTAAGGCTAATTGCAACTGTGAGGTGTGCTGTGAAGAAGTATAAACACGGCATACCTACTCGAAGGGTGATTAAGACCCGTTCGCTGGTGATGGTTGGTAATCGTACCCGTAAGGGTACTAGAACCTCTTTCACTAATCTTCAAGTCTCACGCGACTTAAAAGCGTGTGAGGCTTACTGGTTGAAAGTGTTACAAGTTACTGAGGAGGGAGGACGACAATGAGTAGCATTAAATGTATTGATTGTGATAATCAAATTGAATATACAACGCAAGCACTTATTCGGTGTGATGATTGTTTATTTAATTACATTGTGACAGTAGGTGCAAATGAAAAGTAAAGCACCTATCATTTTAACTAGGCGTGGCGAGAAGTTGATGATATTCAGTATCTTTGCAATATCATTGACCATTGTTGCGTTTGCTGATAGTATTAGAGGTATGTTAGGTATGTAGATTTCAACTGCTGAGGGGTAGTTGATTAGTACCCGACAGGGTACAGAAATGGAGATGAAAGTGACAAAGTTAAATAAGAAAACAATATTAAATGACTTTGACAATATGTTAGAGAAGTTTGATATTCAACTGAAAGAGAATGGTGATTTCATTCGTGAAAGAGATGTGTATCTTTCTTTTTTAGTTAGGACATATAAGACCAGTAAGCAGAGAATGCATATTGCAGATACTTTGGCTGGTCATATGGTTAAAACAGATAGTGAAAACTATGACCACTGGTCGTTGGCTATGGATGTGATTAGTTCTATGACTTTTCTGGCTGGTGACTTGGATAACACCGAGTTCTTGCTAGATGATATAGAGCCACACCCTACTAACAATCTGCGAGCACTAATCAGTAAGTCAGTTCAGGCATGCCGTAATGGTTTGCAACCTAAGGAATTCGAGGGGGCGTTCAATGTCTAGACCTATTTATGAGATAGCAAAAGAGATTGAAAATGATTGGTCCAAACAAGGTAAGGGCATAAGCATTTATGCTAAACCATATCTTGAAGCCATGAGTATGATTGACAACATTAAAGACATGTATATTTATGAGCGTGCCGATAGTGTTGTTCGCTATTTTCTGGCTAATGCCAGCACTTGGCGTGGAGATAAAGCAAGAGAGATTAAGAAAGAATTAAACTCTTTGCTAAAATAAAAAAACGTGTACCCGAACGGGTACCGACCAGATAGCCCAAGTTGTTTCTCTCTTTCTCGCTTGGGCTATCACTATTTGAGGAGGAAATATGTTGAAAGAAAAAGAAATAAAAGTACTACGAGAAAAAGTTGGCGTAGTAAAAAAAGTAAAAGATACA